ATGCAATCTTCATCGCGAAGGTTAGTCAAGCAATAGCTGGTCCCCAGAATTGGAAGTTCTGCCCCTAAGTGACTTTACGCGATAATCAAGACTAGAGACCCCCCGATAGACCGACTTCCGCATATCGCCTCTCCGCATTCATCGACTATGGATTCATCAGATCCATTTTCCGCTCAGCAATCCTCACGGTTCAATTTCCTTGACCTAGGCCATGACATGTTCACTCACAGTCACAAGCCGCACTATGGTCAACACAACGACTGGTATCACCAATGTCAGAACCTCGTCATTCAGACCATCTGTATGTACTCATTCATGTTTACGATCCAGACTGTTCAACGAGTCATCTACTCATACCGTCGCGCTAATACCGACCCCGAGAAAGCCAACGATTTCTTCGAACGTTACAATGTACAAGACTTCAAGATCATAAGAGACTCACATTACTATGAAGCTCTAGACCTAGTCACCGAATGGTTTCGCCCCAAAAGCATCATTCATCCCGTTCATTTCACCGACCTTCGATGGTATCCATGGAATCTCACAACCAATGCTGAACGCCCGTTCTCAGTTGACCCCGACCACAAAGCGTCTCTATTAGAGAAGCTTCGTCTCGGACTAATCGACAATGCCCGAATGAGTTTCCAAAACTTATTCAGCGAGATATTCACATACACTCGTCAGTACCTTCACCAAGTCAAAGCTGGAGACACCCCCTTCTTGCACCCTTTTACTATGCATCAGAAGCCTGCTCTTACAACTATTGACCAACCCGAAAAGGTCCGATCCGTGTTTGGCTGTCCTAAGCCACTCATCCTCGCCGAAGCAATGTTCTTTTGGCCCCTGTTCTCGTCATACCAAGTCAACTCAAGCTCGCCCCTCCTCTGGGGTTACGAAACCCTCAATGGCGGATGGAACCGACTCAACTCGGAATACCACTCCAAATTCGCCTCGTACCGACCCATCTTCAACCTCGACTGGTCGCAATTCGACATGTACTTTTATTTCACTACATGGAGAGACATTCGTACAAAGGTCAAAACATACTTCTGCTTCTGTGGAAAGTACCACCCGACCCGAACTTACCCGAACACCCAAACTCAACCCATCAAGTTACACCGACTCTGGGACTTCATTGGATACGCTTACGAAAACACACCAAGCGTAACCCCACTTGGACGTCTCATTCGACGACTCTTTGCAGGCATGCCTTCAGGCATCTTTTGCACTCAATTCTATGACTCATTCTACAACGCAGTCATGGTCGTCACGATCCTCAAAGCTCTCGGTTACACCGTCACTAATGACCACTTCATCAAAGTCATGGGCGACGACGTTCTGTTTGGACTACTCACGATGCTTCCCATTGATCAATGGGCTGACTTTTTGAAAGCCTTCTCTCTCGAAGCGAAACGCAGATTCAACGCAAGTCTCAGTCCTGATAAATGTGGAGTATCCAACCGCATCCACGGCGCTACTGTCCTGTCATATTCCAATTGGAATGGTTACCCTACCCGTGACCCAGAACAGTTACTCGCTCAATTGCTGCACCCTCGCACACTGCGAGATTCACCAACTAGGTTAATGGCCCGATCAATCGGCATTTACTTAGCCAGTGCTGGCAATCCACGCGTCCGCCCCATTTGCGAACACATATTTACTGAACTTCATCGTCAAGGATTTCTCCCTCATAGGAGAACTCTCGAAAAGATGTTCGACCCAGAGTTCATCGCTCCGGTTCTCATCAACCTTGACTTGACTCGTTTCCCGTCTCAGACCGAAGCCGTTTGTCGCTTACTCCGACCTTCTGGCCGAAACCCGCAGATCCAAGAAATCTACTGGCCTGTAGACCACTTCCTGACCGAAGCTGGCAGCTGTCTTCACTAAGAATCTACCAACTTTTGTCCC